TTCTACACCTTTAAAAACTTTAGCTGCTACATCTACTCTTTGTTTATCAAGAGCACTTGCTACTTTATCTCTTAAAGCATCCTTAAACGCTTCTCCTGCGTCTGCATTTTTACCTTGTTGCAATTTGTCAATAAATTCCGCTGTCTTACTTGGAATACTTGCGTCTGCCATTACATATCTCCTTCTATAGTATCTTTACTAGATTGATATTGTTGCATAGGGTCAGCAATAACACCATCTTTAACTTCTTTTTTAATTTGATTATTAATATCTTCAATCTCCCTATTGTTTTGACGTAAGATTTTTTTTCTTACGTACTCTACTGAAAAATACTTTCCAACATAATCTCTAACTTCATTAGCAAGTCTTATTCTTTCTAATAACATTTCAGAATCTTTTAGTTCAGCAAAGTGTCCATCTTGCAAAAAGTCATACTGGAGAACATCCCTTATGACTAACCAATCTTCATCCGTAATAACGGCTTTTAAAACTAATTGAGTTCTTAATATATCGTTAAATATTTCAGTAAATTTCTTTCTTAATCTTTGTACAAATTTTGTAAATTTAAGTTCATCTCTTGTTATTTCTGTTGAACGACCTAAATTAAATCCACTTGACGCTTCTAATCTACTAGCTGGAACATTTAAAGAACGATAAAGTTTTGCTCTAAAGTATTCTAAATCTGCCATCTCTCCTAAATTTGCACCACCTGGTAAAGTGGTAATATCTGTACCTCTTCCACCTTCTCTACTTGGTAACCAAAAGTCTTCAAGCATTGACATATAGTTTCTGTCATCACGTATCTCACCTGTACTTGCGTCATAGACAAGTTTATTTCTATATCTTGCCATAACATCACGTAAGTATTGTTCTGCTTTTACTTTAGGTAAATTACCAACATCAATTTTAAATATACGTCTTTCAGGTGCTCTTGCTATTCTGTAAATAACACTTGCATCCTCAATCATACGTAATTGATTAACAGGTTTAATTGCTTTATGTAAATATGATAAGACCATATTTTTGTTTTGGTCTATTAGTCCACTTGGACAAAATGCTATTGCGTCAACAGCAATTTTAATTCCACCTGATGTTGTATTAGTTACACCCTTTTCATTAAATAAAAAGTATTCTTTAACATCATCAATAACATTTAAACCATATGGAGTAGGTCCGTCTGGTCTTTTCTTTCTTACTTCTCTAATCTTTTTAATTTTTCTAGGGTCTATGTATCTTAATTCTGTAATACCTTTTCTTGTAGATTCTCTATCAATTACTTTATGATAATATAATCTACCGTCCACGTACCATCTTCTAAAGATATCGTGACCTCTAGTATGGAAGTTCATTAATCTTAAAACTTCTCTAAACTCGTCTTCTATTTTTCGTCTAACGTCCTTACCGAATGGTAAGTTATCTAGGTTTAATCTAATTGCATCCTTCATTTCGTTTGCAACAATAGATTCGTTTATAATATCTTCAATCGCCATATCACATTCTGGGTGTAAAGCGATTTCTCTATAACGTCTGATAAGGTCTTGTTCAGTCTTTGTCTGACCTTCCATATCCAAGTATTGACCATAGTACCCACCAGCGGCGATGGTTTGTGTTCCATCATCCGCTTGTGGTTGTGTAAATGCTTGTTTTGGATCTGTAGGTTTTTTAACCCGAGTTATAGAAAATCCAAATAATTCAGCCATAATTTATCTCCTTAAAATATCACTACTATTTATAGTAGTTTTTAAGTAGTTGTGTTACTTTCAAAGTATTGGAACGCTAAAGTTACACTTGTTTCTGATAAGTCGTTTTTAGCAGTGTAATCCAATGGAATTGCGTTAATACTTGAAGGAAATACACCTCTTAAAGTGTATGACTTAATAGTATTTCCGTTTCTGTCCAACTGGTCTACAAATGCGTCAACTTGGTAATCAACTGGATTAGTTAATCCCTCGTTATCAGTCATATTGTTTATACCGTTCATCCATCTTTCAAATGCATTACGCAATTTGAAATTGGTATCATTTATTACTTTGATAGTCCAATCCGCTATTGTTCTATCTCCAGCGATTTTTATTGCTCTGCCTCTAAAAGGTACTTCAATCGTTGTGATTGCCATACCAGGTAGTTCAGCGCCTTGACATAAAAATGCTAGGTCTTCTATTTCTCCGCCAACTTGAGCGTAGCCAGGAAAAGGCATAACCACTTTATATTGGTTACTTCTTGCTCCGCCACCTGAAAGTTTAGCTTTGAAATCATTTATGTTTGCCATTGTTTTATTTCTCCCCTAAATTATCCTGCGACTTCTTCAAAAGAAACGCCTGTTCTTGTTGCAACGAATTGCAATGAGATAAAGTTGATACTTCTAGCAGGTTTTACAAAAATTTCTGCTACAAATTCATTTCTATCTATTACTTCGCCTGTGTTGTTAGTTTCATCACAAACTACTAGGTAGTCTGTAATCCCTCTTCGTCCTTGTACTTCTCTTAAAAAAGGTTCTACCATATTTCTAAAACCAGCTCTAGTGAATTCATCATTGAATTCAAATAGTTGGACTTTAGAAGCAGTTGAAATTGCCTTTTCTAAAATTATGAACAATCTTCTGACATTAACTCTATCAAATGCACTAGGATTTGATAATCCAGTTTTATCACCGAATAATACAGTTCCTTGTCCTGGGAACGTAGTCACAGGATTTACTCTTGCTCTGTATAATTCATCTCTTTGTGTTTGTGTTGGATTAAATGCTAGTTTAACTGCACCTCTAACGATACCTCTATTTAAACCGGCAGGTGAATACCAAGCGTCAGCAACCATATCGGTTCTTGCCGCTAGTCCAGCCATATCTCCGTTTAAAGGAACATATCTATAGACATCATTATATCTATCGTACATATATTTGTATCCACTATCAAAGAACACATAAGAAGATGAAGAAATTCCATTAAAGAAATTTATAACATTATCTTTTTGCGTATTTGAATTTGATACATTAACTACATCACTTCTCTCTGGAGAAGCAAAAACTACTACGTCTTTTCTTTTCTCAGCGATTGTAATTAAGTTATCTATATGTGTTGCGTCACCTGAACCTGCAATTAAAAGACCAACGTCTGTTGTTTCAGCGTCTTGGTATTTTTCATAAGCAGTTTTAATTTGAGCAGTTGAAGCAGATGAACCGTTTGCACCATTTATTAATGATACATCACTTATAGCAGTTACGTCTGTATAAGTTGTTCCAGCTGCCGCCGTGCCCCAATTTGAACCAGAAGAATTGTGATCCATCCAATAAACATAATTACTTGATTTGTAAATTACGTCTGAATAGTAATTACTGTCGCCTTGAGGTGATTTACCATCTGAAGCTTTTGAAACTGCTTCAAATTTTTCTAGTATATCGCCTTTAACGCCATTAATTCCACCGTCTTCATCAACGATTGCAATATGCATTTCGTCATTACTACCACCTCTTGTTTGAGCGTAAGTAGATGTTCCTGGTGCCTTGTTAAATAAATCATAATATCTCCATCTACGTCTTACTTGAGCGCCATTTGTAATTGTCGCTTGTAATCCAGATGAGTCAGAAGTACCATAATAAGAAGGTTCTTCTTTTCGTACAATGTTCAAGTCATTAGTTGATATACTAATAACTCTATATTCATATTCATCACCAAAGTTAACTATATCTCCAGCACTTATTCCTGTAGCAGAAGTAACTGAAACTACTGTATCTCCGACACTTGTTGAAGCGTCAGCAACAGTTGTTTTGTTAATTTCTTCGTAAGCAGTAGCAGAAGGACATTGAGAAATACTTAAATTATTTCCCCAATCTCCAGCTGTTCTACTAGCCCACATTCCTACAGAAGCAGAACCGTCAGCATAGTTGTTTTGGTAATCAGTAGTATTTTTTATTACAAACGAACTACCACTTTCAGTTGCGTTTGAAACAGATGAATTCTGTACACGAACTACTTTCAAGTTATTTGAGTATTGCAAGAAGTTTGAGGCACTAAAATAACTCTCAAAATTAGAGTTATCTGGTTTCCCAAACGTTGATACCAAATCAGATTCGCTACCGATACTTATAACTTCATCAAGAGGTCCTTTACTGAAAGTTCCAGCAAAAGCTCCAGAAGAAGATGAAACGGCAGGAATAATTCTTGTTAAGTCTTTTTCCTGTACGAGAACACCTGGTGATACTTGAAATGCCATTAGGTTTTCTCCTTATAATTAGCTAATTAACTTCTTTATATTCACATATTCCGTATGTTTTCATACGACCATAGTCAAATTTCATTACTATGGATATTTATAATAAGCGTAATTTATAACCCTTTTCTAACAACTGGGTGCCAGACTGTACCATATTCATCTACTTCTGGTTTTTCCCATTCAGGTGTTCCATCATCTACAAAACCAAAAGGTGCCATATCTTGCTCTATTAATTTTTCTTGTTCTTCATATAATTGTTGTCTGGCGTTAGTATTAGTCATTTCTTTGAAATAAGGTTGATTGGATAACCATCCAAATAATACAAGGCAAGTCATTAAATCATCATTACAACCTTCTTCTGCCTGCCAAGAATTTGCTCTACGAGCATAAGTTGACATTTCTTCTATGATATTAAAATCATTTATAACCATTTTATCGCCTTCAATTAATGTCTTAATATTAGAACAACCAATTTTTTTAATCTGTTTTGTCATACGAACACCGAAACCAGAACCTCTTCCACTATAACCAGCACCTAATATCTGACCTGCTCTTCCTCTTTGAGTAGTCATTAATAGATTAGGATATTCTAATTCATAGTTTAATGATTCACCTATTTGTTGACCTATATCATTTGTTTCACAAAGAATATCTGCCTTATTATAACCCTTACACGCTTTTTGTATTAAGTGTGGAAACAAAATTGGTTTAACTTCATTACTTCTATATTTGGCAACAACTCTATAAGGCATTTGAGTTACATCAAATATTAAAAATGCTGAATAATCTCTATCTACACCTCTTGCTACATCAACAGTAGCCACATAATTTCTACCATTTACAACTTTTTCAAATACATCTAAACCACCACTTGAAGTTAATGGTGTCATATAAGGTGTTGCTTTAATTTTTACTGGTGAGATTAACGTATCTACTGAACCTAAAAATTCACACTCAAACTCTTGTTGGAATTGTTCCTGTGATGTATTACGTATAGTTGTTTCTTTCCATTTTTCATCTCTACCTGGAACTTCTGACCAATGTACTTCAATTGGTACATAATCATTTCTTTTATTTTCAGCGTCTGTCCATAATTTATAAAACTGATTCATACCGTGAGGTGTTGATACAATAATAACCTTTGTAGTTTTACCAGATGTAATAGTAGGATAAACTGAACTAAAAAATTGTTCAGCAATATTAGCAGGTACGAAAGCAAACTCATCAAGAAATATTATATTAAATGAACCACCTCTTATTGCACTTGAAGATGTAGCAGCCGCTATAATAGTTGATTTATTTTCTAACTCTATATTACCTTTGTTCCAATTGATAACACCTTGTTGTATATATTTTGGTAAGTTTTCATATGCTAATTGTAATCTTCCTAATATATCTCTAGCAGTAGAAGATTTATTGGCAAGAATAGCTATGTTTGAATTTGGATTAAATATTGCATAGTGTAATAAGTATGCAATTGTTGTTGTTGATTTACCTGATTGTCTAGGTAGTTTGCAAATAGTAAATCTTTCTT